GTTCTGATGGAAGCAAGTCAAAAAGATCGTCGTACTTTTTGCGTTTAGTCATGATTCAATCCGTTTGATAGTGGTTTGGAGCGTTGATGTGAGATTTTTGTCTCAGTATTTTTGAGACTGGTTACCGCCCATGCGGTGAAGGCGTTCAAAGGCCCTGGAAAGCTGCATTAACTCCTGCACGTTATGTTGAGCGGATGCTTCCATCCACGCTTGCTCAAGATCGCGCAAAAACGCATCACGCTGCTCAAGGATTGGCAGTGGAGCGTCAACATCATGGGCGATGTCTTCGCTTTGCATCTGAGTGCTTGCCAGGGCAACATCACGGAACGATGTAGCCCTACTGACATTGAACACGCGTTGCAAGCGTAAAGCGACTGCTGCAGGCCCATAGCCAAGGCTGAGAAGGCGCTTGGCCTCCTCAACGTGTTGGCCTTTGATTTCATTGGAACGCTTCACGACAAAAGCGTGATGAACAACACTTGATTGTCTTGGCGAAAATCAACGCGAATTGTTTCACCAAGATCGAAAGTTGTATGCTCAAGATGGGTCAAACCCATAGCTTCTTTAGCTTTACGAACAATCCAGGGACCTGAATACTTTGATGGGATCATCACGTTTTCACGATTAACCCATGAATAGTTTGCTTCACCTCCAAAAGTGTCAGTGTGTTCAAGCTGCCAACGTAAACATAGAATACCTTGTTTCATGATTGAACCTCAGCATTATCAATTTTGCGGATGTGATCGTTCAAAGCCCGGATAAATTGTTCTTGTGTCGAACGATCGCAATAAATTAAATACTTTTCAACAGCTTCATTCAACGTTTTGGTTTCGACGTAAATCGAGACACTGTAATCTGATGAATCCCTTGCTGTAATCAATCCGCCGGTTAATTCTAATTTAACCGGATCGCTTGGCTGAAAGTGATTGTTGGTAGTGTGTTTCATTGAATTGAATGTTAGTAAAGATTGGAGCATTGTCCTGACAAAATGTCAGGAACTTTAGGCTGATCAGTCATGGCAATTTGAACGCCAGGATTATCAGTAATTGCATAACGCAGCATTAATTCTGCAAAATGCTTAGGACATTTCTTGCCTGAATCCATGTCAGGTAAAACGTTGAAGATTTCCCACGGATGGAACGTTCCATCATCGCGCGGAATTGATCCCCAAATAAAGAATGAATAACTCATAGTTTTAGAAAGGGTTTGACCAGTTGTAGGCTTGGTGATTACTCACGATGCCATCCTTGTTTAAGCCGTCCACATAATTGTTGAATGCTTCTCGTTTGGCGATGCTGTCAGTTTTGTAGCTTGGTTTTTCTGCCAAGATTTCTTGCCATAAAATCTTGAATTCTTCCAAGACTTGTTGCTTAGTGGTTCGCACTGGTTTAAGTGGTTGTTGGATTGGAGCGGAAACGGCCAAACCGTTCCCTTCTCCATTATTACACGATTAAAAGGATTTTGGCTATGGCTACCATGAAAACATCCCAACAACGCAGCAAGATGCAAGACGTTTGGATGGCTCCAGATGAACTTGAACTCCTTTTAGAGTCCATCCATGCTTACGCTCACTCAAACGATGGAAAGCGCCGTTCAGGTCGTTTAGCTTTCCTACGTGAAAAAATTTTGCAAGTAAAACTCAACGGTTCAGCCTTGCGTGTCTACCCTTCTCAATAATTGGAACGAAAAAAAACCCCCCTAAACGGGGGGCTCATCTTGAAAGTCTTCTACCTCATAAGGTTTCGGAAAGCTCCCACCATTAGCTTGGAATTCCTCCCATAAATAACGGGCATGTTTTAAACCGTTTGGTGTGCTTGGATCGTAACCGTTAAGCCGTGCAAGTTCTTCAAAAGTAATCATTAGAAAAACCTGCCAACAATAACAAAGTCACAATCCTCTGTTAGTTTAACTAAAGTTCCGGACCAAACCGAATCCGAAGCGTAACCGTCCCAACCGTTAAGGTCCGGATCGCTAACATCCGTGACTCGCATAAAGTCTTGCAAGTGGTAAACCTGCCCACAATAAACAAAGAACCCAAAATTGGATTCGATGTCTTGAGATTCCATCCAGTCGTACTCCTTACGGATTTTCAACTGGATCGTTTCGTTAAAGTCTCCAAAGTGCATCAAAGGCCTTGGGACGTTGTTTGTCTTGATGGTAAGCATGAAAAAAACCCGGCGGTTAAGCCGGGGATAATTGGAACGGAACTAACAACACGCCAAAGCGGCTACGTTGTAGATTTGATCGATCGGGAAGTTGTAACCTTCAAGATCTGAATCCCTGTAAAAATACAAAGAACAACCTCTAGGGTCCCCCTGATGGTAAATTTTGCCGCCACATTCAGCGGCTAGTTTTTGAGCTTCTTTAAGGTATCTTGCCTTACGATTGGCAATGATTGGACCTTTAACAGGACAACCGAATTGATTGGGTCGATACCTTCTCGGGATTGTGCAATCTTCATCATCCCATTGAATGAATCCATTGCATTCATCCTCTGCCCACTTATGCAAATGCCGTTCGATTTGACATAACCTTTGAAACGTTGCTGATGGTAGTTTGGTTTGCATGGTAAAAAAAACCCAAAATTACTCCGGGGTCTTGAGAACAAATTGTTTTAAAGGATTACACTTTTTAAGGTAACGCAGCGTTTTAACTGCGTCATTTGGAGAAATGTCCCCCAAATGCAACACTTTCTCATCTCGTGATTCTGTGATGCAGATAATTTTGAGATGAGCCATCAGCGGATCACCCGCATGTAGTTTTGGGTTCCACTATGAGACTGCAATGAGTTCTCTAAAGCAGTTTGAACAAAACAAACACCGAATGCTGCCGCTACACAATAGGCAAACAGCAAACTTAAGGTCGTTTTCATGGTACAAAAATAGATAGGCTTTTTGGTGTGGTTGGGAGCAAGCTCTGCAAAGTTTAAATTCTGCAAAACTTTGACGCTACCTCGCCGCATCAACCCGGAGGCTAAGCAGTTTGGAACGTTTCGCTCCCGTTAATGGTTTTCAGTTGTCGAGGTGCCAGGAAAAAATAGTTTTCTCCTGTCTTACAAATCCTAGCATACTTTAAACACCTCTCGTCTCTTACAATGCAAAAAGAATCTAAAACCTGCCGACGCTCCCCACACTCCCCGCTCGCAAAAAACTAGGGGGTACAGTTGCAAAAACTTCAGCAGGTACGCTAGTGCGAGGAACCTGCACATATCTCTGCTCAACAGTAATCGTGTGCTAAAAAAGCCCCCTAAGTGGGGGCAGGTGTTGAGTTTGCTGGAGCGTCGGGACTAGTCGTCTTTATTTTCGATAGAGATTTTCAGTTCAGGGGCTTGGATATTGACAGTTTCAATGGATTCACCGATGACACGTCCAATGGAGTCAAGAACTTGGGAAGCGGTTTGGAGCTGACCTTTTTTAAGTGCTTGGTGAAAGAGTTTAGTACGCATGTGCTGGAGACGTGCGAGCATATTTTCGCGATCAGCTTGCCAGTCTTCATCAACGAGTTTTTTTACTTCAGCCCAATCGCGCCAAGCAGTGTTGATAGAGACTTGTTCTTTCTCTTTATGGTCATAGACGAGAGCGCGAGCAGAGAGGCCATCAAGTTGACGACGATAAAGGCGTCTAACGCGATCTTCTTTGGCCTGATTAAAGCGAGCTGTATCGTCTGTCATGAAGGCTATGAACCTTTTTTCAGATATTAACCTATAGCGGAACGAATTGGCATGGTCAGAGGGGGGTATGGGTCGAAATTCTGTGTAATGTAATAGGCATGAGCATTAAAACAGAGCCTATTAGCCTGAGATGGGCACAAGGGCAAGTTTATTCAAGTGAAAATCGCTTTCGCGTTTTAGTAGCAGGGCGTCGATTTGGCAAATCGTACTTATCTTGCGTTGAATTGGTACGTGGAGCGATTGAGCGTCCTGGGGAGACGTTTTTTTATTGTGCTCCGACGTATCGAATGGCGAAGGACATTGCGTGGCGATCACTAAAGAAGCTGGTTCCGAAGGTATGGATCAGGAGTAAGAACGAGACGGACCTACGAATCGAGTTAATCAACGGATCAACGATCGAATTAAAGGGAACAGAGAACGCTATGGCGTTAAGGGGCCGGAGTTTAAGCGGTGTAGTGCTGGATGAGGCAGCATTTATGGATGCGGAGGTATGGTTTGAGGTTATCCGCCCTGCTTTAGCGGATAAAGAGGGTTGGGCGTTATTTATTTCTACACCAGATGGGACAGCTAGCTGGTTTTATGACTTGTGGTGCTATGTACCGGAGGATGAGACTGGAGACTGGAAGCGATGGTGTTATACGACGATTGAAGGCGGCAACGTTAGTAAGCGTGAGGTTGAGGCAGCGCGTGCTCAACTTGACACTCGAACATTCCGACAAGAATTTGAGGCCAGCTTTGAGAATCTGACTGGTTTAGTGGCGGTCAGTTTTTCAGATGACAATATTTCAACAGAAGCCCGCGACATTTCAATTCAACCATTGCTGCTAGGCGTTGACTTTAACGTTGATCCAATGAGTGGTATTTGCGCGGTAAAAGACGGTGAAACCCTTTATGTCTTTGATGAGATCATGCTGACAGGTGGAGCGACCACATGGGATTTTGCGGAAGAGGTTACGCGAAGATATGGAGTAGATCGCAGAGTTATTGCATGTCCTGATCCTACAGGTGGAGCGCGAAAGACAAGTGGTGTTGGCGTAACGGACCATGCAATTTTGCGCCGTAGTGGATTTACGGTTCAGAGTCCTAGGTCACCGTGGAAGATACGGGACAAGATTACGGCAGTAAATACGGGATTAATGGATGCTTCTGGAGCACGGAGGGTCAAGATACATCCAAGGTGTAAGGAGTTAATTAAATCGCTTCGGACGTTGACGTATGGAGCCGGTACAGGGTTGCCAAATAAGAATTTAGGAGTGGACCATGCGTTTGACGCATTTGGGTACTTGGTGCTGCAGCAATTTAACCTTGCAAAACCCGAAACATTAGGTACAACTTCCTATCGGCTTTACTAAGATGAGGTAGCAAACCTTGATAAGGGATGCGGCAGAGTCTCCTGCAGCGGATCAGGAGTGAGGGATGCGGGTGCGTGAGCCGGTTCTAGTCCGCAACCATTGGAGCAGTTAGACTGTAGATAATTACTATTTTGAGATGGCCGACAAAAAGAGCAGTGCGATGAAGCGATGCGAAGGCTATATGAAGGCTGTGCGAAAGAGCAAAAAGAAGCCAGCTAGTAAGAAGAAAAAGTAGGCGTTAGACTGGGTTAGTGGTTGCGTTTTACGTCATGCCTAAAGGCCCTGGAACCTACGGAACTCAAAAAGGCCGTCCACCAAAGAAAAAGAAGGGGATGAAGAAGGGTGGCAAAAAGATGCGGTGCGATTGTGGCAAGTGAGAACGTCCCAACGAATAAGGCGCTTTATAGCCGTGTAAAGGCTGAAGCGAAGCGCAAATTTGACGTGTATCCAAGTGCGTATGCAAATGCGTGGCTGGTGCGCGAATATAAGAAGCGTGGCGGCACCTATCGGAAAGCAACCAGTGGCGGAACGAAAAAAAGCACGAAAACCCGCAAAACCAAAAAAGCCAAGTAAGTCACGAGGAGGCTTGGGGCGTTGGTTTGATGAGAAATGGGTCGATATAAAGACCGGAAAGCCTTGTGGTCGTTCTAAGGGAGAGGATCGTGCTTATCCAGCGTGTCGTCCATCTAAGAGGGTGTCAAGAAAGACGCCAAAGACAACAGGGGAGATGAGTGCTGCTGAGAAGGCTCGTTTCAAGAAAGAGAAGACAGGATCAAAGAAAATTTCGTACCAACACAAGCGAGGAAAGGGCAGAAAGAAAAAAACTTGAGATGGCTTGTGGGTTATGAACGGTTAGACTCAACCGTATAGACCCTTCTTATGTCTAATCATGGCTATCCTGCGTGGAGAGCAAGGCTCTGTTCAGTTTGAGACTGGCGGTGGTAGCCTTGCATTAGTTGCTGGCACCAGAAGCTGGAGTTTGACGCTAAACAAGGAAACGTATGAAACCACTGATCATGGTGATACGTTTCGAAATTTTGTTGGCGGTTTAATTTCAGGGGAAGGCAGTGTTGAGATTGTTTATGACCCTGACGCAGGTAATCAAGCTAGTTTGATTGAGGATGTAATCAAAGTAAATGACGCAACCGACGCAACTTTTGAGTTGTTTACTACTGGTGCTACAGCTGGTACGGATAGCGTAAGTTTCGCTGGAATTATTACCAGCATGGAGATTTCATCCACTGTTGGCGAATTAGTTGTAGCCACCTGCAACTTTGTCACCAGTGGAGCTATCACCTCTAACCTTGAGTAAGGCTTAGTTTAATGGCAAAAATCGAACGTGGCGGTCATGTATTTGACGGCTACAACAAACCGATCCGTACTCCTGGGCATTCCAGTGGTAAATCTCATGCTGTTGTCATCAAAGAGAACGGCAAGGATCGGTTGATTCGATTTGGTCAGCAAGGTGCAAGCACTGCTGGCAAGCCAAAAGCTGGTGAAAGCCAAGCAATGAAAGCTAAACGTGCTGCTTTTAAGAAGCGACATGCAAAAAACATTGCCAAAGGCAAAACCAGTGCTGCTTATTGGGCCAACCGCGTAAAATGGTGACATGACCTATTCCGTTCCAGGTCTCGTTAGAACAAATCTTGTTAGCAGTTCCTACATGGGAAGTGTTGACAGTCCATTTGTTCGTACGCGAGCAGTAATCGACCAGATGAAGGGCTGGGAGATTATGAAAGCTGTGGTATCTGGAACGGAGTATTTACGCGAAAACAGCGAAACATTTTTGCCGCTTGAGCCGCGTGAGGACTATGCAGCTTACTTGGCGCGTGTAAACCGTGCTGTTTTTACGCCTTACACACAGCGTTTAATACGAGCAGCAGCTGGTTTAATTTTGCGTAAACCGATCAGTGTTAGTGGAGCGCCGTACTGGACAGAAGTTTTTAACAAGGATGTTGACGGTTGCGGTTCTGATTTGGATGAGTACGCACGTCGATTGGTCACTTGTGCTTTGACCTATGGCCATTCACATATTCTTGTTGATTTTCCCGCTCCAACAAATGCAAGAAGTTTGGCGGAAGAGCGTGCTCTTAATCGTCGGCCCTATTGGATTGAAGTGGATCCAACCAATGTCTATGGGTGGCGATTGGATCGGGAATCAAATTATGGCAATCTTACGCAAGTTCGGATTGGTGAAAAAGCAGTTGTAGCTGATGGAGAGTTCGGAGAAAAAGTTTATGACCAAATA